TCAATACCATAGAAATCAGTTTGAGTTACATCAAGCCCGCCTAAAGAATATGACCACTGAACTTCTAATACCAGATTAATTTCAGTAATATTTGGAGTTAATGTAAAAGAATACATTCCAGTCTGCAGTTCATCAAAGGCAGACAAATTTGTATAGAGGGGTGTCTGGCTTAAAACACCGCCAGGGTTATAAATATCACTATCTGCATTAAAGATAGATAAAGTCGGTAAAGAATCAGCTTGTGATAACACGCCGTTATCGTATACCTGTAAATATATTTTTGCCTGGCTATTTGTGTTGATTGTTTGCACTCACGACACCCCCTATTTATTTTTTTTAAGCGTAGTACTCCTGAGCCTCACGTGGAGTTGCAATGCGAAAACCGAACTCTGAATCAAAAATTCTTTGAGCTTCTTCTTCTGACATAGCAATAAATGGATGCTCTGCGGTAAAAATATAATTGCCAAACTGGAACGAATGGTTATTTCTTTCCATTTTTACAAGCACTTGATTTGCTGTGTTCATAATTTTCTTTTCTCTCTTTTGCTTCTCATGCTGTGGAATATCAATTTCTTCTTTTTGTGTACTATCAAACTTAGAATACATTTGATAAGTAATTCCTTCTTCTTCAATTGCAGCGATAATCTCAGGCTTTGACTTTAATGTTGATACGTCAATAGCAAAAGCTTCTGCTACTTTTCTTAGTTCTGTAACTTTTAGATCTGTAAATGACATTTGACTTCCTCTCGTCATTGTTAATTATATCATTAAATGGCTAAGGGGACTATCGCTAGTCCCCCGCCTTGCATCTAATTTAAGATTAGAATGTATCGGTATAAGGCGCAGCGTTAGCTCCACCAGTAATACCAGAACCGTTTGTAGCTGATCCGAATGAATTTGAAGTCATTACAGAACCTGCAACAGCAATGTTCTTAACGATGACGTGTGCATCGTAGTTTTCCATTACGCAACCGACACGAATGAATAGTGTGTATTCAATTGTATCTTTCTTTGGTTGGAACAAGCGGTAGACTGTTACATCACGCTTGATACCAATGATAAAGTTTTGCGGGAATGTCAAGTGAAGATCACCTGTATTTGCACTACCATTGTAGGTCTGTGTCTCGTTGATCAACGGAACGTTGATAACAGGGATACCGAATGCGAATGGAGTTGTTGTTCCTGGACCACCATCGTTAGCAGCAACATCACCACGTAGGATACCTGAAGCGATATCAAACGGATTGAAGCCACCACTTGTCATGGATGTAAGATTAAAGAGATAGTCTTGAACCAAGTTAGATCCTGTGAAGAATCGGAGTTGGTTACGACGTTGCTTATACTTACGAGGCATTGTCTTAATTGCTTGGTTGAAAATTGTTTTGTCAAGTCCATAACCAGCTGCATCAACAACGTGAGCGTTGCTAAGAGCCAATTGACGGAAACCTGCAAATGCTGACATCAAGCCTGAACCAGTTCCAGTACCGTTAATAAGGGTATCCTCAATATCGTTACCAGCCTGGGTAGCCATAAGACGCGCAATGTGATCCTCTAGATCTGGACCTTCAATATTATCTTCAAGAGATTCTGCTGAAAGTTCCCAGTCAAGACGGAGTTTACGAGTTGTAAGAGAGACCTTGTTAAAGGTTGCATTCTGTGCTGTGAAAGTTGTTCCATTAGCGTTAGAATATGTACCAGTAGCTGCCACGAAATCACGTGGATTCTCTTCTTGTGCAACTGTCATGATACGTTGTCCAACTGCAACACGATCAATCTCGGTTGTGTTTGAACGCATACGAATCGTGCGGGCTGTCTTAGCAAGAATTGTTGCATCCCACATGTAATCCAAGAAGCGATTAGCCTGATCTGGATATAGGAGACCATTACCTGAAAGGGTAGAGGAATCAGCGGAAGCATTGACTGCTGAAGAACCGAGGTTCGTTGTATCAATTACTTTTTGTAGAAGTTCATTACTCATTTATTATTTCACCACCTTATTTTTTCTGTATTTTTTATATATCTGAAGCACTGAGGAAAGCACCTTGCCATATACTTTGTTTTGGTTTTTGACCCGATGGAGCGGAAACCCCAACGGACTTCTGTACTGCAGTTGCGGATTCAAATCCCTTGAGCTGATGGTCAACATATTCAATCTTGCCACCAAGATCCTCAACTGTCTTTGTTAGTGTTTCATTTTTCTCTAGAAGCTCTGCATAAGCTTTCTTCAAATCCTCATGTGAAGAATTAATCTTTGCAAGCTCACCATTAGTTGCGTCAACAACTTTCTTGAGATCTGCGATTGTTGCAGATTGTAGAGAATAGTTCTTTTCAATAGACTCACCTAGGAAGGTCTTCAGGTTGCCGAGTGCCTTCTCAAAATCAAGAGTATCTTCAACTTCAGAAATTGATGCAGCCTTTTCAATGCTGGTATCTTCTGCAGTAGCCTCAACAGTTGAAACTTCTTCGGCTGGAGTCTCTACATCTGCTGCAACTTCTGCAACTTCTGCATTTGTATCTTCTGCCATTTTGTTACCTCCTTCGTTGAGTGAAATATCATCACTCTTTTTAAGCCCGTCACTTAAAGTGATCTTTGACTTTGTATTTTGATCAGGATAAAGATTGATTGTAGTATCACTAGCAATAACATTACCTGCCAAACCTGGTGCAGCTGTTTCGCCAGCTTCGTGTGCGGATGTTGGAGCATCATCTTTCTTAAAATAAGAATCAATTACTTTTTCAATTGCTTCAAACTTTTCTGAATCTTTTTGTTCAACCCATCCAATATTAATCATTGGATCTTCACATACAACACAATTTTTTGTTGTGTGCTCTGATGTTGATGCTACTTCATCTTCTTTACACCAAAAAACATTTTCCAGGGTGATGTCTGCAATCATTCCCTTTACAAAAGATGAACCGTCTATATTTTTTTCAATAGACATAAAATTAGCTAACTGGTTTGCTGGGGAATCAACTAATGACAATTCGTGAAGATCATAGTCGTGAATAACACGACGAGTTTCATTGTCCCCGTCAACTTTTTCCATCTTTGCATCATTGATGTTGCCACCAATAGAAAAACCTGAGTAAGTACCGTCTAAGCACTTCTCCCACGCATCTTGTGCACCTTTTGAAATATAAGCAGTTACATAAATTCCATTATATTTCTTTTGTGTCTCTGGATCAAAAAATGCATCTTCTTTAAAATTAAGCATTTTTCCTACGGCAACAGGACCGTGCATCTCCCGAATATTTTTTCTAAAATTGCCAAATGCTTTTCTGTTTGCTTCCTTAGTTACAATATCTCCATGGCGATCAACATTATCTAATGACGCCCAGCCCGAAACAGTTCTTTTTTCTTTATTAACTTTAGCAAAGGGCATTGAAATAACAAGTTTGTTATTTTTACTTTCAACAGTAGTTGTATTTAATTTATTCATAAACCAACACATCCTTTTTAGAAATTAAATATGTTGTAAGATTCATAATTTTTTCAATATTATCATCAAGCAAACCTAATGCCGTATTACATTTATGACAAAGAACTCCACGAAAACACTTTTCACAAACATTTTCATCTGAGCAAATTAAATGATCATGATCTAGTGCGAGTCTTTCTTTTGATCCGCAGGAATAGCATCCATTTTCTTTAAGCTCTACAACTTTTTCTACTGAAAAAGAAGATCTTCTTGCAGAATCATAATGAAATGTGCAATAACCTTTTTTTTCTGCTTTATTATTGCATTCATTTATAGAACAATTTGCTCCATAATAAGACCAAACTTTTTTTGCCTCTACAGGTCCAACAGAACCTGTTTCTCTAAATCTTTTATAATGCATATGGCAGTATAGGCTCTTCTCGCCATTTCTACGCTTGCTATTAGAGCAACCTTCAACTGAACAATTTGTAATATCCATATGTAAATAAATAATAGCAGTATTTATAAATAACGCATAATTTTCACAAATTATTTTATAATTCCACTATTTATTTTTATCACCTTTTTTACATCTGTGCCTTCTGGTTGGTAGGCTTCTGGAGTTTTTTCTGGAACACCTTTATCCCCGTCATTTATGTTATTTACATAAGGAGTTTGAATATGAGAGTCTGGCAACACATTAGGGCTATTCATAGAGTTATGAGATACCAGCCCTCCAGTTATGAACCCGACCAAAACATACCCGATATGTGGCAAATCACGCTGAAATCCTGTTGCAGCCCAGGTGCTGAATGCTCCTGTAGAAGCTATCATAAGCTGCTTTGCATCAAAAATTTGAAATTTAAAATGATGTTTTAAACTCATAATGTGCCTTTTAATTCATCATAAATTATCTGAGGTATAGTATTTTTTGCTACGGTAATACCCTGCTTTTTTTCATACTTGACTAATGCTGACTCTGTTTGGATATTCATAGTTCCAGTGTCATATACCTTTGGTAAGAGACCTGCTTTTTCTAAAGCCTTTTGAACTGTCCATACAGCATCATTTGTTTGACCTACTGCAAATGAAGTTTGAGAAGAAGGAAATGGAGGAGCTACAAAAACTGTCTTGCTTGGAGAAGTAACAGTCGTTCCATTTGTTGTCCCTGGATGAGTTACTAACATGCCTCCAGTTAATACTGTGGCACCTGCTGCTACACCCGCTGTTGCTTTTTTACTTGTAGCAACAGATGTTGTTGGTTTTAATGGAACTGGATATTTAGGTCTTACAACAGCCATAACAAAAAGATAATTTCTATGAACTCTCCAGCACCCTTCTTTTGTTGGATCATTTGGACTACCAGTATTAAAACCAATTGTTGTAAATCCACCAGGACTAGCTGCTTCACATATTTCTACGTGATCTACAACACCATCGGAGTTCCAATCGTAGAAAACCAAATCGCCCATTTGCATAGACATTTTATTAACTACTAAACCTTGTCTTTGAAACCAAGGTAGTGCTGCTGGATTATAAGAAAATCCTTTAGGGGTTTGTGCAGCAATCAGATGAGATAAGCCAACTTGAGCAAAGCACCATGATACACCCATTGCACAATATGGAGCATTAGGTATTCCGTACCAGTCGCCATATGGATTTTCATTACTTGCACCTTCATGAAAACCTATTTGCATTCTTGCAACATTTAGTACATCTAGTGCTGTTGCCATTTTTAGTTACCTTCTTGTGGACCCTCGCCCTTTGCGTTCCGAGCGGTTCCCATTTTATCAGGAGCATTTATTGTTCTATTTTGATCACGAGTTTTGTTACCACTTGCATCTGATGCTGCATCTTGCATTGCTTTAGGATTTAAAACAACAACAGCATCACCTCCTGGAAGGGGAGCAAGTCCCTTACGAGCACGAATTTCATTAGGAACAATAACTTGATCTTTAATATAACGATCATCAATTCTTGACTGAGTTTCTTCATCTGTCAATGCAAGTTCATTAAATCGTAGTACAAAAGCGTCTGTAAGCTCTCTTATAATAAGATTAATCTTAAACTCAAGCTCTTCTTGACGTGGACGGCAAACTTGTTCTTTGAATGTCTTGTCAGCATCTTTAGCATTTGCCAAAGAAACGCCTTGTGGCATACCTATCTTTGAAACTGGAACACGGTGAGCAATAAGAATACGATCTCTGTTTTCTACTGCATAGTTCTTGAATGAAGAATCTTGAACTCCCGCCTCTACAGGCTTCATCTCAAACTCTACACGACCCTGCTCTCCATCAGATGGAAGAGGGATATAAAGTGTTCTATGATTTCTACCCTTAAGACCTGTTTGGAAAAATTCAAGTAATTTACGTTCTGCATCAGCAGTAAGCTTTGCACCCTTAACAACAATAATGTATCTTGGAACAGCTTTATTCTCAAAATAATCTAGGTTAAAGCGTTGTGCAAATTCGTCACCTGCAACTGCATTTTTTGCAGACAAAATATCTGGTACACCATAGTATGTATTTGATGGT